CAAAAAAACTTTATCATCAACAGTGATAGTTTTTACAAGACAAAAGGAACGGACTTATCATACAAGATACTTTTTAAAGCTTTATTTGGTGAAACTGTTGACATTATTCGTCCAAGTCAGTTTTTGTTCAGACCTTCTAATGCAACATATAGTGTAACACAGGACATCGTTGTAAAGAAAGATATTGGTGATCCATTAGATCTTCAAAGTCTTACACTTTTCCAAGATTCCTCTGGTGCTCGTGGAACAGTAACTCGTGCTGCTCAAGTTCAATATGGTGGTGGAGACTATTACCAACTTAGTATTGATCTTGGATATGATAAAGACATCAACACTGATGGTTCATTGTATGGTAAGTTTGTACCAAATCCCAAAACAAAGATTTTAACACAGGTTGCGGCTGGTGCAACAATCATCGATGTTGATTCAACATTGAGTTTTCCTGAAACTGGAAAACTTGAAATTCTTGATGTTGACAATAATGTATTATCGATTGCATATACTGGGAAGAGTGTAAATCAATTTTTAAATGTTGATCCTGTTGCAAATGCATTGAGTAAAACGACGGATGTAAGACTCAATGAATATGCTCATGCATATGTTGGAATTGGCACTGATGAAGAAATAAGGGTAAAAATTACTTCAACCCTGAAAGAATTAAAACCAGAAAATAATAATTTCAATTATGAAAAGAATGACACTGTTCACATTCAATCTTTTGGTATTGAAGATACATCAGTCAATTCTTCAGAGTGGTTAAACAATACTAAGTCTCGTTATGATGTTTTATCAGTTGAAGTATCTGATGAACTTGAGGACAAATACTCGATTAACACATATGATAATCATCATTTGAATCCTGGATATAAAGTTATTTTATCTGATAACTTTGGTAATAGTGTCGATGGTGAAGTTACAAGAGTTACTTCTGAAAATAGTTTTGTTGTTAAAGCTGACAATGAACTAAACGTTGATAATACCTGGAAGGTTGAGAATCAAATCCTCAAAACAACATCTCCAGAGTATAATTTTCTTGAGAAATACATTGCAAATGTACAAGACACATATTCTAACTTTGATGGGGAAGTTATTGTTGCATCAAATTCACTTCCAGTTTATGAAAATACACCACTTGAACCATATGGTAAAAAATTAAAATTCTCTGGTTCAGCTTCTTCTGAAGGTACAGATATTATTGACTTTGAAACCAATCATGGATTCTATACTGGTGATGCTGTTTACTATTCTCATGGAAGAGTTGAAAGCACTGTAACTGACCCAGATGGATCTACTGCCACGACCGTTACAACAAATCAATTTGAAGGTTTGGATGAAACTGTTTACTATGTAAGAAAACATAGTGATACTGCAATAAAATTATCAAGAAGTAGATCTAATCTATTCCAGGACAAATATGTAACTTTCTCTGGAACCGTAACTGATAATGAATTTTGTTACTTTGATTTCTTCCAAAAACCCCTTGAACCACAAGGTATTTTTAGAAAGTTTACAAAAATAGTTGATGAAGGAGCTGGGGAGTTTACAACTCTTCCTGGTTTTAATGGAATGTTCATTAATGGTGTTGAACTTCTTAACTATAAATCAGACGATTCTATTTTCTTTGGACCAATTAAAGGATTAACTGTAACTGGTGGTGGTTTTGGATATGATGTAGTTAATCCTCCAAGGTTTGTTATTCGTGATGCTGTTGGCACTGGTGCAACTGGTGTAGTTGCAGTTGAAGGAAACCTTGATAGAATAGATCTTATTGATGGTGGTTTTGATTTTCAAAATACACCAATTGTCAACATAAGTGGTGGTAATCCTGATAGGGACGCGCAAGCTGTAGTTAATCTTACCGATATTATCTACGAAGTTGAAATTAATACAGAAGTTAATGGTAATATCAATCTTACAACTGATCAAATTGGATTTACTTCATTCCACAGGTTTAAGCAAGACGAGAGAGTAATTTATAATTCAAATGGACTGAGAGGAATTAGTGGATTATCCACAAACTCTTCTTATTTTGTAAATGTTGTTGATAATTTCAATATCACACTTCACAATAATACGACTGATTCTAGATCTGGTATTAATACTGTAGACCTTACTGGGTATGGACTTGGTATACAAAGTATCAAGACTGCTGAGAAGAAGAGTGTTGTAGGTAGTATTGTTATCACTGACCATGGTTCTGGTTACAAGAACAAAGAAAGAAAAATTGTATCAACTGGTATTGCAACCGCTACAAATAGTTTTGAAATCAAAAAACATGGTTACAAAACTGGAGAAATCATCAGATATACAGCTGGGTCAAGTACAGTATCTGGTATTGTAAATTCAAAGGATTATTATGTAAGAAAAATTAGTGATGACAAGTTCTCACTAAGTGAGGTTGGTGTTGGTAATACTGCTCCAAGATATTTCTTCGATAGAGATATCGTCGTTGACATTAAGAGTGTTGGTGAGGGAACTTTCAACTATAAACCAATTACAGTTACCGTTGATGGTGTCACTGGTATCGACAGTCGTTCTGGTCAGAGTTTCCAGTGTCAAGTTCAACCAGTATTCAGAGGAAGTATTGACTCTATTGATTTGACAAATGAAGGTGTTGGATATGGATCATCTGAGATTCTCAACTTTAACAGACAACCTGATTTTCTTTTTGAAGGTGGCAACTCAGCACAAGTTGAACCTGTTATTAATGGCGGTAAGATAGTTAACATAATTATCACTAAACCTGGTAATGGTTATATCTCTCCACCAAATTTAGTTATTACTGGTCCTGGTAGATTTGCCAAATTAACTCCATCTATCAATGATGGAAAATTAACAGAGGTCAAAATACTCAACTCTGGTATAGAATATGTTACAGGTCAAACTCAAATTACCGTTGAAAATCCTGGTATCAATGCTGCAGTAGAGTTTGACATTAATGAGTGGAATGTAAACCTGTTCAATAGGAACTTTGACAAGATCAGTAATGATGATGGATTTATAAAAGAAAATATTAGTGGAGATAGTCTCCAGTACAGTCATGTTTATACGCCTAGAAGTCTGAGAGAGAACACTTATGTTCTTCTTAGTAGTGGTAAAAAATTCTATGGAATACCAGACTTAGAAAGGGTCAACGGATTAGAAGATGACAATACTTCTCACTCACCAATTCTTGGTTGGGCTTATGATGGTTCTCCAATATATGGTCCATATGGTTATACAAATCCAGATGGTGGAACTATCAAACAGTTGAAGTCTGGATATGAATTATCTGTAGATAGTGCGAATAGACCACCAATTTCATTATTCCCTGAAGGTTTTTTTGTTGAGGACTATAGTTTCACCAATGTTGGTGATTTGGATATTCATAATGGAAGGTTCTGTATAACTCCAGATTATCCTAATGGTGTATATGCATATTTTACCACTGTAAACACCATTACAGACGGTTCTGGACCCTTTAAAAATTATAAGAGACCACAGTTCCCATACGTTATTGGAAACTCTTTCT